GAGTTATCAAAGTTAGATAAAACTCCAGAGGACGGTATGAAATTTATGCAGTGTGTTTTAGGAAAAATAGGTAATACAACACCAGTTATGAATACTATGGAATCAAGAAGAAGAAGATACTAAAAAATATTTAACATATAATAATCCCCACCCTAAAAGTGGGGTTTTTTGTTTTCTATGATATTTATGATTAATGAAGGTTAATGTAAAACATATTAAGTGTGATATGAACACAAAGGATAAAGAATTGATGAATAAATTTATGAAATTCTTACAAAAACATTATCCATTAAAAAACGATATTACAGTTATTTTTACCGGAGAAAGATTCGGTGATATGACTACTGGTAGTAGAACAAGTAATTCGGAATTAAAAATCCTAACAAAGAATAGATTAAACAGGGACATTTCAAGAACCCTAGCACACGAATGGGTACACGAGTGGCAAAGAATAACAAAAGGAAAAAAAAGAGGTCCAGACATTGGTGGGGAAAATGAAGATGAGGCAAATGCTGAAGCCGGGTCAATCATAAAAAAGTTTGAAAAGTCAAACCCAAAAGAAGAAGAAATGATGTATGAAGGAATTAATAATAAAATAAAATTATTAAATGAATCCATTCTTTTAACCGAAAAGTTAAATATTAGAGATAATTTTTTAACTGAAATGAAAAAAATAGGTATTGAAAAATTACCTTACGCTTATTCTGCAATGAATCAATTTGTTAATGCGGAAACTATGGATATCCACTATAATAAACATTATAAAGGGTATGTTAAAAAGTTGAACGATGCTTTGTCAAATAAAAAAGGTGAGGTAGAATTAGAAGATATTATTAAAAATATAAGTAAGTACGACACCAAAGTTAGAAATAATGCTGGTGGGGCTTTTAACCATGCATTGTTCTGGAAAATGTTATCCCCAAAAAAACAATTACCAAAAGGTGAAATTTTAAGAAGGATAAATAATCAATATGGAAATATAAAAAAATTAAAAGACGAATTTAATAAGATTGCATCAGAAAGATTTGGGTCCGGATGGGTATGGATAGTTTTAACAAAATCAAACAAACTAAAAGTAATGTCAACCGCAAACCAAGATAACCCACTTATGAATGTTATTGATGGTGGAAAACCATTATTAGGTCTTGATTTGTGGGAACACGCTTATTATTTAAGATATAGGAATAAAAGAGACGAATATATTAAAAAATTCTGGAATTCTATTAATTGGGAGTTTGTTAATGAGTTATTAGAGATTGCAACCACAAAAAAATTAAACGAATCTATAAACAATAAAAAACCGTTAACTGAATCAAAACAAGTTTTTCCTTTGGCTCCCAGAACTTTCAAAAAGTTAATTAACTCTTCTTACTCAGAATGTAGTGTTGGCAAATACAGAACCGGGTGTCTTGGTATTATTGAAACAAAAAACTGCACCACAGAACGTGGGATTCTTGGTGGTAATTTTTCTGAAAAAAAATATGGTGGGAATGGTAATTGGTCAATCATTAATAGGTTTGATACAAATAGTGTTGTTCATAAAGAGATTGGAAAAATTTGGGTTGAGGAAACTGATGGGTTAGATGATTTTAAATCTTGGATACTAAACAATCTAAATGAATTAGTTGGTAATAGTGGTAAATACACTAAAAGGTTGGTTGATATAAATAAAAACACTATTTTAACCGGTAGAGAAAATGAGAGTTACGCAAAAACGGTTATAATAAACACCTTTAAATTAAACCCTGATGATGAAGGCATTTCCTGGAATATAATTGAAAGATGTGCTGGAGATATTAGAGATAGAAAATTAGGTCAAGATTTTGATGTGGTAATTGATGGGACTTCTTATTTTGTACAAGTTAAACCAGTTGACTATTCGTTGATTGAAAAAATTGGATCTGAAAGAGGATATTATTATAAAGTTCCTTCTTGGCATAATCACAATAAATATAAAGAATCTAATGTTGATATTATTCTTTACGTTGATAGAAATAAAGATAAATACATAATGTTTAGAAACGATTACTCAAGAATACAAACTGTTGTAAATCCGTCAACATTCCCTAAGTTTTTTGTATATTATTATGAAAATCCAAGACATACAAATATGGAGTTTGAGGTACATCCGGAAGAAGAAAAGGTTAGTATTAAACCAAAACTTGCAAGGAATAAAGAAAATGAAATAGAGTATTATAAAGAAAGAATTCAATACTACCAAGAACTAATTGATAAACTTGGTGGGAATCAAAAATTAACAGAAAGAGTTCATAGTTTAGGTAAAAGGTTATCTTATTTATTAGATTAAGATATTTATAATAAAAATACCTATGGCAATTATAAGCGAACCAGAAAGAAGTAAACTTTATACTAAAGTTAAACACGTACTTGGAGCTCCTTTAAGAAGTATTGAACTTGAGGATGAACAAATGGATACCCTACTTGAATTTTCAATCGATGAGTATTCCCAATACGTGCAGGATTGGTTAATTGAATCTCAATGGACCGCTCTTAATAACCTTAATCTTGATACACAATCTTTAACTAAAGCTTTTACAACAAGAAGTTTAGATTATGAAACAAGGTATACATATGCTTATTCTAAGATTGTTGGTTTACAAGCTGGTGGTGACTGGGTTTTAAAAAAAGATTACATTCAATTGGTTCCTAATCAACAAATATATGAAATTCCTGCGGGTAGGGAACTTAACGAATTACTTTGGTTTACTCCCACAACATTGAATAACACAATGTTTGATCCTTGGTCTTTTGGGTCATTAGGTGCTGGTGGTGGTCTCGGAGGAGGTGGTGGTCTAGCACAAATGGGTAATATGGCAGGTAGTTACTTTATGATGCCGGCTTTTGATATGTTACTTAGAATGCAAGAAATTAATATACAAAGAAGAATGATTGCTGGTGATTTAACATACAGAGTAACCGCATTACCTGGAGGTAAAAAAGCAATTCACTTAATGAACACTCCTGGAGGTAAATTTGATTTTGGTAATGGAACCTTAACAAGAGGTCGTGTTTGGTATTGGTATTATGATACAAATGATGATAGAGACCAATGTTTAGCTGATAATCCAGATATAATTAAGTTACCTTCTGATGTACCTTTTGATAAGATTAGTTGGACTGATTTAAATAATCCAGCACAAGTTTGGGTTAGAAGATGGTTTATTGCGTATTGTAAAGAAACTCTATCAAGAGTTCGTGGTAAATTTAGTGGTAATTTAAAAACCGGTGAAGGTGGTGATTTAACAATGGATTACGCATCTTTAGCGACTGAAGCAAAAGATGAAAAAACAAAACTTATTGATGAACTTATAGGGGCTGAAGGCCGTCTAACCAGATTAAAACCTGAAAAGGTAATGGAACGTGAAGCATTAATCGCCGAAAATTTAAATAAGTCGCTTAAGTTTAGAGCAATGCCAAGACAAATTTATGTAATATGATAAGAATAGAAAATATAACACCAAGAAAAAATGTTGTGAAATATCAAACACAAACTGTTATTGAACCAAAGGTTATTGTTGATCCCAGTAAAGAAATTTCAAAAGTAATAACAACCCCAAACTACATAACAGACGAAGAAACTATCTTAATTGTTAAAAATGTTGGGGAATGTGAAATTACACTTAATTCTAAAAAAAATAATAAAATCGTTATTAAATCATTAACTACGGTTCTTGTTAAATCAGATGTTGGTCAAATTGATGAAGATTGGGATGAACTCCTTTTAGAAAAAGGAGCTTGTGTTCAGTTTCAGTTTGTTGATGGTAATTGGTATATTACCTCATCCGATGGGTTAAAAATAACTTAAACTAATTTAGATCCTTTACTTAAATTTTCTTTAACCCATAAAGGTTGTAAGTTACTGTAATGACATAATTTATAAATTTCTTCTTCTGTTTTTGCTGAAGATAATGGAATTATATGGTCAATATGCCAACTATAAAACCCATAATTTTCCCAAGTCATTCCATCTATAAATTTGTTCTCAAGATATTCTTTTAGGAATTGGGGGGAACAACCAACAATATCAAATGTTTTATTTTTTTTTGTAAGATTTTTAATTTTTAAAAAATCGGTAATTCTACTTCTACATAAATGTTTTAGTTTATAATAATAATCGTTATTGTAATATTTTTTATTTAAAATTGTTTGTTTTTTATTAATAATTGTTTTGTTAGTTTCGTAGTATTTTTTTACGGTTTCTTTTCTTTTATCAGGGTTTATTTCTCTATAGGTTTTAAACCTTAATAATTCCGACTCTTTATTGTTTTTGTAATACTTTTTTAAAGTTTCTTTTCTTTTATCGGGATTTATTTCCCTATATTTTCTACTTTCAATCTTCCTGCAATCATTACAAGTTGATCTAAACCCACTTTTTGTTTGTTTATTTACCCCAAAAAAACAAATATCTTTTTCCACCTTACAGTTACTACAAATTTTTGTCCCCATAATATCCCCTAATTATATTTTCAATTATTTGAGACACTTTACCACCATTTTCCATAACTTTTTTATAAAGTTGTCTATCCATACAAATCCCAACTTTAATTTTTTTATCCTTTTCTTTTTTTTTAGGTCGTCCCATATATATAAATATTTTGGTTTTTAGTAAAATTCAAACTTTTATTATCAATTTTTAATTGATGTGTTGTTCCCACCCTTCTTCAGCAAATTCATAAATGTAATTAGGGTCAATACCAACACGATTCCAAAAATCCAATTCTTCGGTGGTTATAGTTAATAAATCATCTAAATCATCTTGGTCTTCAGGGTTAAATGGTTTACCATTAATTAATTTACACTGGTCTGTTGTATAGAAACTTCTATCTTCAGGATCCTTAACTAATAATGTATCTCTAACCTCATCATCAAAAACAATCAATAATGGCTCAACTCGTTTGTTAAAAGTTGTAATTGCTCTTTGGATATTATATTCACCCAACATTTCAGGATTATTTTCTAAATCGGAGGGTTCAATACGATAACAATTTAATTGAACAACTGACCCAACAATGTCGGAAAATGCTTTTTGATATGCACCCTCTGTTGGTATACCTGTGTTTGCCTCTTTATTTGGTGAATCACTTCTTACCCAGTTATCATCAGACCAAGATTGTTCCCATCCGTTTTTAAGTAGGAATTTTACTTTTTCCTTATGACTTTCATTAGTTTGGAAAAATATATCTAATTGTTCTTGAGTCCAACCCTTCTTTGGTTTATTAACTTTCTGAACATCACCATGAGACGCCTTTGTTCCGTTATTCACATAAAGAATCGTATCACCAAGATTTGATTGAATACCATCTCTAATAACAAGTTCCATATGTGCTTGTCTAGACATCAATGACCCCGCCTTAGTGGTTTGTTTACTACGTTTAATGTAATCCTCAACACTTAATTTAACCCTTGATTTAGATGCTATTTCAGCCAATGGTACCCTTTGGTCAAATATTTTTTGGATGTACTCATAGTACCACTCAATAAATTCTTTTCCCTCACCTCTAAGTAATTGTTTAACTCCCTTATCCAAAAATTTCTCAATGTACTTTGGCATTTTTTTGGACTTAATACTGTTACCCGTTAGTTTAACTTTACCATTGTGCTCAATTGTTGCGTAATTCTTACGAGCTAAGTTAATACAAGAATCCCAAGTCCCATCACAATCTAAAAACATCTCCCCTTTCATAAAAATATCGTTAAACTCTGCAACATCAGCATCATAACCGGTATATGTTTTACCTTTCACTATTAAAGAGTTATTTCCTTTACCAATATAAACACGTCCATCAACACCACCTTCCGGTAATGAAAAATTTACACCATCAGTATCTAATACTGATGCGGTGTAACCTCGTTTTGTAAAAAATTTAACCATCTGTCTGAGGTATTGTCTACCAGTACAGGTAATCTGTTCCCCCATATCAATATCTCCCCACGGAAATACCTGTGGTGCCGATAACGATCCAAAGAATGCGTTAATAAATATCTTAATTGGTAATTGTTTTCTATCGTATGACAAAGATTTCTTTTTATCAATACCTTTATACTCGGACGCCAAATTCTTATACATAATACGAGAGTTACGGAAAAACGTTAACAATCCTTTCATTGCTCCTGTTATATCACACTCAGGGAACACGTCGTGAACTAACTGAATGGATGGGTATAGTGAAGAGTAGTCAAGTTTTAAAACGTCCTTAGAGTATCCTACTTTTAATAATCTTGATAGACCACCAACAAAATTTCTCCGTTCTTTTTTCTCTGGAATGGCTAACCCATGTTTATATGACCAAGCAAGCATTACCATCTTCCAAAGAGTTGCCGTTCCCATTGTTGAAACTCTTTCATAGGTTGTTGGAACTAAAGAAGCTAATAGGAAAGTTCCTTGATTAAATTCGTCATCCACTATCAAGGTTTCCTCAAGGTCATCATCGAGATAACGCTCAACTATGTTGTCCCCAGTTGTTTTTATATAAATGTCTCCTCGTCTAAAACAAACATCATCAACTTTAGAGTCAACACCAACTTTTTTATATTTACCATTTTCAATGTTTAACCAATACTCATCTTTTTCGGCATACATAGGACCAATCTTTGTATGGTCAATATATATACGGTCTTTAGCTTCACCATCAATAAATTTGGTGATGTACTTTAGTCCTGCCTCTTTAATATTTGAATTGATTGCTTGTGATCTACGAACTGAGTGAATAATATCAATTACATTATATCCCCACAACTGAACCTGGTTAAATTTCTCAACCTCATTTGCCAGTTTTAACATTGATTCCTTTTGGGATATTGTTCTTTTTGGGTTAAGGGACTTTGCTATTTTTTTAATATCAAGATTTAAAGCCTTACATCTTTCAAAAATCCAAAACCAGTCAAAATTTGCAGAATTGTATCCTGAAATAATTGATGGTTTAAGTTCGTCTATTGTTCTGAAGAACTCAACAAGACCTCTTCTTTCATCATCTTCATCTTTACATTCAATAACTTTTAGGAATCCTTTATTGGTTTTCATTCCAATCATAAAAATACGACCGTCTTTTGGTTCTAATGAGGTCGTCTCAAGGTCAAATCCGAATCTGGTAATGTCGTTATATTCCTCAAACCCTTTAAACAATCTTTTTTCTTTTGAGATGAGGTATTGTTCTACAGGAGGTAACATTAGAAATCTATCTCTAACTTTTTCTGCCCACGGATCAATACCCCCATCACGGAAAAACTGGGTTAAGGACCTATAACCTTTCATTGACTTAACCATAAATGTTAGACCGTTTTCTAATCTTTCATTACCGTCAGTTCGTAATTTATCTATTACAATTCCATATTTGGACATTGCTTCTTTTTGTAATGCTTTGGATCCTTGATAAAAATTTAATCCTTTTAAATCACCGACCCAAGCAAACGCAATTAAACTATCTCTAACGATAGATTTTCCTTTTCCAGGTATTTCTTTGATTTTATAAATGTGGTCTGACACGTAGTCAAACTCAATAGCAACGATGTGCTCTTCCGAATCATTCCCTTCTAGAAATGATTTAATTTCTTCTTGTGATATCATAAATATATTTTTTAAGTTGGTTTATTTGCTACCGAATAATATCAGCATTTACCTTACCTGTATAAATATATTTAATCAACCTAACTTAGTCAAATGGATTGACTTAATTATGCCGAATAAAGTTCTGTTAACCTTTCAGAAACATTAGCACTTGTCCAGTCACCAATAGTATCGTACGCAACACCTTCCCATAAAACAACAGGATTGTTAACTTCTTTAATAAAGGCAACAACTTTCTTTTTTTCAGGAAAATCAACCAACCTTTTAACCGTTAACTCATTGTAAGTTTTTGTTTGTTGTTCCGTAACAACAATTGTTTTAGGATTTGTAATTTCTACTTTCATCTTTTTGTTTTTTATATAAATATGTTATTTATTTTTATTTTGAAAAAATTTCTCAATTCTTTTACTTAATCTAACTCTTGGGTCATTTTTATCCCTATTTAAAATTTCATAAGGTAATAAGAATCCAAAACTTAAAAACACTCTTCTTGAGTTAAATTCATTTGTCCAATGTTTGTATAACGAAGCCTCAAAACAATATAAATCTTTTTGTGATATAATTGGTGATGAGTCGTCTATAAAAATTTTATAATCTTCTGATAATACACTAATGTTACACTTATAATTTATGTAACCATCAATAGAAGCGTCATAGTGAGGTTGTATCTTACCACCCTTATTCATATCAACCGCTTGTATAAAGATATTATCAAGGGGTAGATTATTCTCTTCAGATATTCTTTTAAAAATAGTTTTGATAATTTGGGGTATCTCTTGTTTTGAAACTTTAGAAACTGATTGAAAATTTGTAATGTAGTTAGTTAATTCCGTTTTGGAAATGTCAATAATACAAGATTTTCCCTTCAGTGTTTTTGAGATTTCACTTAAGTGGTAATTAGGATCCCCGTCTTCTGGGTTTAATGAATCCACCCAATCAACAATTAGATTAACTTCATCATCACTGATGAAATTTTTTACTATCTTATGATTTTCAGATTCCATTTATTAAGAAATTCTTTTGGACCAATTTCTAATTCCATAATAGATAAGTTTTTCTTTGCGTAAATAGAGTTCATTTTTTCCTCAGATCCTGCCATTGTACAAAACCAATGTGTTGCAGGTTCTTCTCCTGTTGATGAACAAGGTATTTTCATAACATTTTTATTTACCCAAACTTCTCTTACTTGTTCTACCTTATCGTTTTCTGTTAAAATACAAATTCTCATATTATTTATTTTTTAATTTATTTAGTCAATTGGTAATCCTGATTTATAATCAACAGTTATATCACTCCACCCTATACCAAATTCGTATTTCATAACTTTATCAACAACAACGTATGACTCAAATTGTGTTGTACCGGAACTAACATCACTATTAATAAAAATACCACTTAAAAAATACACATCATTTGTGGTATTAGCGCTTACTTGACTTGGTAAATTTGCAATAATATAATCATAAGCAGAATCCCTGATAGTTTCTGTGGCAAATATCATTTGTTTATTATATATCTCTTCAGTAGTTCCTGTGAATCCACTTAAAGTCGATTTAAACGGCCATAAAATATCAGTCAATTTCCAAAAAGAATAATTTTCATTATTAAAAGGTGGATTGTCTTGACTTGGAGGTGCGATTAAAAAATCCACGACTTGGCTAATCGCTCCCGCAACCGCTCCACAGGTATTATCAGTTAAACTATTTGCTTTACCTCTTCTTAACATTCTACCTGAACGACCATCTTCAGTAACACCAATGTGTGGAGTACTTGTTACAAACAAGGTTCCACCAAGAGTTGTTGCTACGTGACTTGCAAATGCCCCAAATCCAACACTACCAACAAACGGATAACCTGCCAATCCACCGGACATAAACGGACCTAAAAATGAATTAATACTTGTTGGCCATCCACCGATATTTCCTGGTAAATATGCCGCATCAACATCATCAGAACAAATACCTTCCGCTAAAACAATGTCAGTTGATGGTATTCCTTCATCTGTAATATATTGTGTTGTGTATGTCCCCCATACTTCAGATAATACCGCTCCTGAGAATGGTTGATATCCTCCATCAACAGTAACAGTTCTTACCGTTTGAGTATATGCACTCTGACCTGTTAATGGTGCTGGTACAATTATTTCATATGTTCTATCATATAAAGGAACCTCTAATTCGTATGTCCCATAAGGATAAACCGAAATATTATTAAATGGTATTACTTCGGTACCTAAATTAATGGTTCCACCAGTTGTGGGTAAAAAAGTAACGTTTGCCGTTAGTCCTGATAAATTTGTGCTTGTTATTCTAATTCCTTGTATCATTTTTTTTGTTTTTTTATTTTTTATTTATTTATAATATTAATCCGAAATTCAAATCATTTTCTGGTATGTCTAACACATTTAATCCACCTAAACAAGGTGCTTCAGTTAATGTTTCTATTGTTAGAACATCTAATTCATCGTAATATGATAATCTATCATCACCATTTTTATTTTTGAATACATTAACTGTTGTTATATCATATAACATACCTGTACTTAAACAAACACCATTAACTGCGGTATTAACAATATTCCATTGGAAATAATCCCCAACTGTATTCTCGGTAAAGTTATCAGGTATCGTATTATTGTAGAAGTATTCACCAATAGTATTATCATTAAAATTATTCCCAATTCTATTCCCCTGATAAGATACCCCACCAAAACCAAATCCGTCTTGTACCTCATTATTGTTGAAATCGGTACCTATTGTGTTGTATCGAAATGAACCATAACAATTATTAAACTGAAAATAATCCCCAATATTGTTAAATGTTGTGGTACCACTAAAAGTATTAGGCGAACACCCATATCCTATATTATTATATCCAAACTCCTCAAATATATAATTACCCTTAAAATCTGTTTTAATTTGGTTACTCCAAAAATTCCCTTGAATATCATTTCCTTTAAAGTTATTCATTATTTGGTTGTTCTCAAAAAGAAGACCTAAATTATCAACTCCACCAATTGTGTTTAGGTTGAAATCATTTAATATTGAATTTTTTCTAAACTCCCAATATATGGTATTATTATTAAAATCATTTAATATTGAATTTTTTCTAAACTCCCAATATATGGTATTATTATTAAAATTATTTAAAATGTTGTTGTATTGAAAATTAACTTTAATTATATTATCTTCAAAGTTGCTTCCAACTCTATTAGTCCTAAAATTATCTACCCCAATAGTTAAATTGGTTCCAATAGTATTATTTTGAAAAACGTGTTCAATATTATTTTCGTAAAATTGTGAATATACCGTATTACCATTATATCCGTTACCAATTAAATTACGATTATAAGTTGAATAACTTTCATTGTTATTATATCCATTACCAATATCATTATTATAGAAGTCACCATAAATTTCATTATTATTAAAGTAATTTCCTATTTCATTATTTTGAAAGTCACTATTAGTCCAAACATTATTGTTAAAGTCGTTCCCAATATTATTTCTATAAAAAGAACCACCAAGTAAAATATTAAAATCAAAATCACTACCAATTCTATTATTATTAAAATTAGAGGTGATATAGTTGTTATTAAAGTTTTCCCCAATTATATTACCGTCAAAATCATCATTTGTTGAGTTGTTATAAAACCTATCACCTATTTGATTATTATCACAATCATCGTTAAATGTGTTATTATAAGAACCATTACCAATGGTATTGTTTACGATTGGGCCGTCAAGAAAAACATTGTTCGCCAAAAGAAAATCTCCAGTGCCTTGTTTGATAAATAAATTAGCTTGGTTACCAATATAGTTGTTAAGTGCATCACTATTATCAATAACATAACCAAATGTTGTGTATTCAAAAACTTCATCCTGTCTTACATTTGGTTGGTAATAACTCATTATACCATCATTACTCCCAAAATAATAAGGAGAATCAGTTGTTTCACTTATTGTAACCCCTGATATGATGGCCAAAGAATCACTCTCAACAGAAAGAATTTCAAAAAACAAAGGATTTAAATTTTTTATTGAGACAATAGACCCCGACCCAAAATTTGAATTAAATGTTGTTCCGGTATTACCATATAATACTCCTGTAGTTCCTGTTAAACCACTTATACCTACAAGACCACTGTATGGTTGGTCTTCTTCATATGAATAACCAATATATCTTTTAAATAAAATATTTCTGTTATCATAATCAGTTCTATTATTAAAGTTATCAATTCTTTCAGTGATTCTACCTTTTGCAGGACTACTCGTGATTTCAGTGGTATTCCAAGTTATGTCGTATGTTATTTTATCATTAGTGTATAATGTAGAATATACGGTAGGTGAAAACCCTGTCGTTGATATTGCCAATAATAAAATTGGTTCGGTATTACCCGTCATATAGTTACCTGTAAAAATAGGGTTTTTAAAATTATCGTAGTTTGGTTGATCATAACAACTTTGAAAGTCAGTCATCAGATAAAATCTGTCTGGGGTTAATGTTTCGCCCGTAATGTTATTTACAAGTTCTGAGTAAGTTGTTTCTATAACTCCACCACCATTTCCGGTAATTGCCGAGAAATCAATATGATATGTGGAACCGCTTAATTCTACGGGTATTAAAGTATTTGGTGTTGGTGTTTCCAAATATGTTAATTCACCGATTGTTTTTCCTGTTAATGCCATAATCTTTTTATTTTATAAATATCTTTTAATTTTAGTTTATTATTGGTATTTTAAATATTCTTCATTGCCAATAGAAATATATTCATTATTATTAGTAATAATTGCGTTATTTAAAATATCTGGACTTGTCGTTGGGGTTGGGGTTGGGGTTGGTGTCTGTGTTGGGGTTGGTGTTGGTGTCTGTGTTGGGGTTGGTGTTGGTGTCTGTGTTGGGGTTGGGGTAGGTGTCTGTGGGTAATATTCAATTATCTCCCACTCTAAATTACCAGGAACAACAAATATACTTCCAAATTGGTCGTTTCTATTTAAATTATTAAAATCCTCATCAATTATAACTTGAGTTAACCCGGTTAAACTTCCACCAGGAATTATTACCCCAGAATTTATAGAAATTGGATTCCCACTATAAACACCAAGAATGTGATTAAAGGACATCGCAATGTCTTGGTCAACAATTTTATTTGACGTTAAAACATAGTCAATAACAACAGAACCCGATACTATGGTCGCCTCAAGTATTACAGATAATGGTGATGGTGTTGGACTTGGTGTTGATGTTGGACTTGGTGTTGGAGGAATATAACATTGAGTTGTTGTAGTTGTGGTTAACGGATAAACCGGTGTTGTAACACAACAAGGGAATTCAGTAACATAACAACTACTATATTCCAAATCATCCGCAATAAAACTTTCTTGAACGTTAATATATAACTTATCTCTAATGGGTAAAATTAAAACTCCCTGGTCATTTCTAAATAAAAATTGGCCCTCGTATCTACCCTCTTTTCTTGTGTCATTTCCTGTAAATTGGTAATAAACATAATATTCTGGTTCGGCGTTTGGGTCTAATAATACCTTATTAACAAATCCTGCGGGTCTTGTATTTATTCTTGGAATCCCTGTTGCGGTATCAACCATTGAAAAAAATATTGCGGATTCCTCAATAGTGTCCATCATTAAGTTAAAGTCGCTTCTTCCGTCCTTAACTACTTGCATTTTCAATAAAGGAAGTGTTGCGTTTTTTTTAATAAAAAATTCCATTTATAGTTTTTACTATAAATATATCAATTAACATTCTTTTCTTAATTCTGGGGGATAAAAATCAAAACGGTTGTGTTCTGTTGGTGTTAACAACAGTAAGCCAGGATTTATATTACCTTTTACCATTTCTTGGTAATTATGGGACATTATTGTTTGTTCATAAGGAGAATTAAATTTTTTCTTAATATAACATTTATAATTACCTTCTTTTGACATTAGGATAGGCCAATTTGATAAATATATTTCTCCACTGGAATAAGGTATACCACCTAAAGATTTGATATGTTTAAATTCAAGACAAGGAGCGTCCGGATCATACCCCTGAGTTGGTAGGTTAGGTTTTTCTGTCCAGTGACTTTCTCTAAATTCTTGGGGTACATTATACCAAGACCATTGTGTTTGATGGGAACCAAAAAATTCGGTATAATTTAATTTTAAAAAATCAAAGTTTTCTTTTTTTAAAATATTTAAAGTTTTATTAAATAGTCCATCGACTCTTCTTTGAAATCCGTTTTTACAACTATTCTCAGAACCATTGTAAAAAAACATATCGTCCTCAAAAAAGTAATAATATCCCAGGTCTTCTTGGTCATTAAAATGTTCAGCAATAAATTGTCTCCCACCTGTAATACCAATATTATCTTTTTTAATGTGTTCAAAACCATATTGTTCACATAGTTGATTATATCTTTTTGTTGTTGATAAATCAGTTGAGTTATTGAGTAAGTACTTTTTAGTTTTAGTTAAAAAAGAAGGGTCATAATCTAACATCGATTCAATGAGAGTTTCAAACTGGGACGGTGAATTAAATGTTATAACATATAGACCAACCGTATCTAATGTTTTTCTATCTGTTTGGATAAACGGTTTTAAAGGTTTTCTAAAACTCTCAAGTTTAACCGAATTATTTTTTACATCCTCAAAAAACTTATAGATTAATCCATTTGATTCTATTTTGACATAATCAATTAATGATGGATATATATAAGTCATTATGGTGAATATACTTTCTTCGGTTCCCATATATCCCTTACTTAAGGTATCTTTAAGTAATCCGTAGTATAGTACATTCATTTCGGATATCATTTCTTTTGTTCCACCAAAAAAACCTCCTCTTGCAACCATATCTGAATTAGTTTTACAATACTCACTCATTTTATCATAAGAAAATCCGTGAACTTCATTTACCGCATCATATGGGAAACATATAAAGGTAAAGTTGTTAAATTTGGAATCTATTTTTTCTAATACATTATCATTAGTAAAATACCCAACACTAACCGTATTAGTTATTCCTGCATCAATCCAGTATAATTTTTCCGAATTAAATTTATCTAAAATCCTAGCATCATTTAATAAAAACATTTTGGACATTACAATAGGGTTGTACATTTCTAAACTACCTTGTGTTGATTCTTTTAACCAACCAGATTGATTATACCAATTAGGGTTAGTTCTAATTTTTTGAATGTCACTATAAAATTCATTATTTTTAAACCATTCTAAATCTCGTAAAATAAATTGAGTGTCCTCTACCTGTCTTCTTTCAGAAACAAATTTATTTAATTCCTTATCACCAAAAATGATAAGATTACATTTAATCTTTAGTAGTTCATCTAATTTTTTTAAATAGTGGTCTTTGTAAGATCTGGACCAACCTTCGGTTAAGTTATCCCTACCTAAATCCCATAATCCTGTTACTAATGTTATCATAAATTTCCTGTTATTCTTTCACACCATCCTTTTGATTTAGAAAAAGGCCAGACAACCCAATAACTTGGTTTTTCTTGGGTGTTGAATTCTCTCCATATTTTCCCGTAACCATCGGAATCATTTTTTATTCTAGTTATTTCGTTAACATCCGCATCTTGTCTAAATAAAGTTTCATCTGATTTATTGTGAAACGCAACCACAAAAAATTCATAATCATTTTCTGGTACTTTATTTAAAGGTAAATCAATGCAATGTTTGAATATTTGTAAAAAACTTTTTTCCCACTCTTCATCGTTATTATAATCGTATGGGTTTGGTGGGTATTTTTTATCTATGGTATATTGTTGTACCGATCTTTTTGAAAACATAACCCCAGCGTATTTTTCATAATCTTTTAAAGTCCTTTCAGTACCAAATCCGTATTTACCTAAGTCACCATCAAAAGTTTCTCCATCAATACCCAAAATTTTTCTATTCTTGGAGTGGGATGAGTTATTTTTTAGATACCATTCCTTATCATCATCCCATTGTTTTGTTCTACCCTTACGAGTGTATTCATGCCAAATAATAACTTTATGTGGATGAAATAAATCATATCCGTGAGTATAAGCCCTTACTCCTACTGAAATTTCTTCTCCGTGAAAATAATATTCTGGGTCGTGTTGAACTTCTTTTGAGAACTCACCTAATGTAAAACAAAAATGGGCAGAATAAAATCTTGATGGAATTGGTTCTGTTAGTTCTTTCCATCCAGGTATAACTTCAGGTAAAAAGAATACAACTCCTTCAGGGGTAAATCTATCAAAAGCCATACGCCAAGGTTCTGTAACTCTACCTTCTGGTTCGTTTTCCGGGTCAAAAGATGAAACATACCCAGTCAATAATGGTTTTTTATAACCCTTTTCTTGTAATTCTTTAATCATATTAATTAAAGTTTCATCCCAGTTTTTTTCAAAACGCATATGGGAATCAATTTGTAGGGTATATTCTTCGTTTTCGTAAAGTTGTTGAACTTGGTTTCTTGCCCAACACACTCCTGTTGATTCTTCGTGTGGTATATTTAAAACCCTAAATCTATTATCGTTTTTATATTCCGTTAAATCATCAAACTTGTCTTCTGGGTGAAACTGTCTTGCAATACCTATTCTTAGGTTCTCAGGTAATTTTGCATTACCTATCATATCTTTTATTGTTGGTATTAATTGAGGGTCTCTATAGGACGCAATCTGAACAAATATTCTCATATAATTTTTATTTTAAAAATAAAAACTAATATGGGAAAATAAAGGTAAATTTAACATTCATAATAATGAAATATCTCACATAAATTTGAATCAATAAGTTTTAATAAAAGTGAGTTTGTATCATTTAATGGTGATGGGACATCAAAAATAAATGTTGGGGGGATTGAGGTTGAACCGGACACTAAATAACAATAGGTATTTGTTGTATCACAAACATATACATCATACGGTGATGTCCCTGTTGTTCCAGATATTGATATTTGATGTGGCATATTATGGTGTTGTTGGTAGTGGAGTTATACAAATATTCCAAGTTGGTGTTGGTGTTGGTGTTAAAGTATTTGTTGGTGTTGGGGTCATTGTTGACGTTAGAGAAGGGGTTGGTGTTGGGGAAATCCCAAAAGGAACCGGAGTTATACAGACATTCCAAGTAGGAGTAGGGGTAGGAGTAGGTGTGTTTGTCGGAGTATTTGTTGGTGTTGGTGTATTTGTTGGTGTAGGTGTATTAGTGAAGTTTGGAGGTAATGGAGTCACACACAAATTCCAAGTAGGAGTTGGTGTAGGAGTCGGTGTTGCGGTTGTTGTTGCAGTAGGAGTTGGTGTGGTCGTAGGTGTAGGTGTATTAGTGGGAGTATTAGTTGGGGTATTAGTTGGTGTGACTGTAGGAGTAGGTGTAGGAGTTCTTGTAGGTGTAGGTGTAGGAGTTGGTGTGGGAGTAGGTCTTGGAACATTTAAAATGTTTGGACAATCGGCACCTAATACTAAAATAGTATATGTACCATAAACTTCTCTTTGGGGAACTAGTAATCCTGGTTGAAAAACAAACGGTAATGTCACATCATCCAAATTAATGGTAATGTTATCATTATCCGGTTTAAATAAAACATTTGCTATTTCACCGTCAAAATTTATACTCTGTATTGTTATTATTTGACTCATCGTATTTATTTCTATAAATACAATGAACAGGTCATTTTTTCACCTTAATAAAATTATACCATAATCTTTCGTGACCAAAATATATGAATGGTTTTAATACCAACTCACTAACACCAAGTAAAGCCGAAACCTCTATTGAGGTCCCCAATGAATAGGCAACCCCAACGGTAGTTAAAGTTCCTAAAAATCTGTATGTAATTGTTTTAAGAATATGTCTAACTAAAACAGATTCTTCTTTAATTGTTTTAATATAGGCGATATTATTTTTAATTTTGCAATGACCAACACAACTAATATGCCATTTATAGTCATTTATTTCCGGTAACCAATCCTTTGTAGTATATGTATTACCGTCAATAATAATGTCCGAAACAAATGTTTCATTCCCGTTTTCAATTAATCTCCATCTCTCATCTTCAGTTTTTGAAACTGTATTAAATCTAATTTGATAAATTTTACTTTTTGTTTTCATCTTGTAAAAAATTAATAATATCTTCTTGTATTGATTCGTCAACCATAAACCTCCATTTATCATCACCTTTTGATATTGAGTTTCTAATTCCTGTTGCAGAAATAAAACCAATATTATCTGGAGGAGTAAATTCGTTTATTTCATACCCAACTCCTCTACCGTAGTTAACAGATTCAATATCTGGAATAATAATAACCTTAACATCATCACCTTTTGATTTGTGATATTTCTCAATCATTGCAACCGTTTGTTCTGTTGTAAATGGATTTTTATCGTCAGGATTAATATCTCTAACCATAATAAGAGCCGGAATACCTTGATTTAATTTTTGTTGTATTAACTCTATATGACCATAATGATATGGTTGGTATCTACCAATAAAAATAGAATACTTTTTACTTTCATTTGATGTGGGTTCTCCCCCGTGGTTTTTAACTTCCCAGATCATAAATTTTCAATTATTTTGTTTAAAGATATTTGAGGATTAACATTTGTGGTATCAATGTCAATAAAGTTTTCTGTTGGTTGTTCATATTCGTCAGTATGAAAATGTTCTCTACCTCTAATGTCTGTTGTATGAACATAAAACTCCACAAGTAAATCACCTAAATCGTACTTAAAACTTTCTCTAAGTTCTTTATATGGAGCAACTAAACTAACAATAACACTATTACCCTGAACCAAAATAAACTTAGCAATGTCTTGAGCTCTTTTAATATTTTCCTCACGACCTTCTCTTCCATATTTTTGATTGTTAAATAACGTTCTAAGTTCATCACCATCAATATGAAAAATTTTACCGTTGTGTTTCGTTTCTAAAACTGTTTTTAACATTAAAGACAAAACTGTCTTTCCTGCCCCAGGTTGACCAGTAAACCAATATATTTTATTTTCCCTCATAATCAAAAATATCCAAATTGGTCATAAAACCATTGATAGTTAGTTTTAATCCAGTTTGATGCGTTAACACCCAAAACTTCTTTATAATCACTTTTAACAGGTTCTATCTTACTTTTTATTGTGTGGTCACCATATATACCATAAACCTCATCGTCTTCTTGAGTTATTTGTTCCACGTTATTGAAGTCGTGTTCAAAATACGGAAGTTCTAAATAATTATAAATTCTTTGCATTTCCTTTTTAGGGTTTGATGTGAAGTCCTCGAATTTTACAAACAAAACATTTTGACTAATACCTTCTTTAAACATTTGGTATAATCTTTCTAATGACATACCAACGGGTTGAGATTGCGACCACACGTCAATTCTTTTTTCTGTGGTGGTTCCTTTCATTTGAGCGTGATTAACTAACCCAGAATCTTTATGTTGATTTTTTCTAAAGTTTTTTTCCATTGATGAGAATATCCCTCTTAAATCTCTAACCATACAAATAATTTTAGGGTTAGGATAAAATGAATTTAAGAATCCATAGTGGACTCCCCATCCTCTACTTTTATCTAAAACATAAGGTTTATCTGTTACACCATTAAAAAACCCTACCATACCTTGATTACAGAAATTTAAAAACCCACTCTTCATTAATTCAGTGTCTTGGGCTTTAAATTCCGGAGATGAGGTATAGTTCGCTCTTGATGCGTAAACTAATTCTAAAACACCCGATGTTGGTGTTACGTAAAAATCTGGGTTCTGTCCCATTACGTTTTGTAGTAATGTAGAACCTGCTCTTGGTAATGAGCTTTGGAAAAATATTTTTTGTACCATAGTTATTGTTTTAATGTTTCAATTATTTCGTTTATATCAAAAATGTTTGTGTCAAACATAGGACATTCGTGCACCGTACCATTAAAATTATAATCAAATAAATAACTATCTGGTAATTTAACGGTTGTTGGTAATGTTGCAATTATATTGTTATGTAGGTTATAACCAAATACTATAGGTGATGTTCCTACCCATAAAATAGTTGATTTTAATCCCATTGCGGCTGATGCGTGTTGTAAACAAGAATCAATTAATATTCTTTTTTGAGAATAAGCAAGTAAGGAAAATAATTCCATATTTGACATCGGTTCAAAAAACGCTTCCACATTATTTAATACATTTGATTTATCTCTACATATTTGTATAATATGATAATATTTTGAGAAATGGTCAACTAATTTCTGGGCAACATCATAAGGAATATCTCTAGTCCAGGAATAAGGATATGGTTGTTCTTGTAGTGGTCCTCCGTTTGTTTGGATAACCATTACTGGTTTATCTCTTGTCCACTTAGCGTGAGCTATTTGTTGTTGTCTTAAATTAAACGAAAGAAATGGTTGTTCTCCATTGTATTCTAATCCAAGTAACTTACACCAGTTAACAATTAATGGTAATTTTTTATTAATATGGTCTGATGTAAAATATGGTTCGTGTTTAAAAATTAAACTTTCCTTATCTTTGATGTAATCATCATAAAAATAAGGCGTCATACCAATACGATAAACCCTATCAACGTAATCTAAATTTAAAAACACTTCCGGATAGGCACAAACTATGATTAGTTCTCTATTAGGATGATTATTTTTTATACATTTAGCAACCGCAGTTGCCAAAACATGCTTCCCTAATCCACCCTCAATGTGAAATATTGAATATTCTTTTTCCATAATTTTATTATAAAAGTTAATTAGCTATTAGTAAAGATAATAGCCTCGTTTATTTTATTGATAACCATCTCTGGGGTTATACTTCTATGACATTCATTTTCTCTTTCAGTATTTAAAAATATTGGACATCTACTTTTAATATTTGGGAACATATTAAAACACCCATTACATACGTAAGGATTCTCAACTCTAAAACATTCAAACTCGTTTTGTTTTTTAGTAAAGTTTGATATCATAACAACAGGAACCCCATACGCCCACGCCAACCAAGATAACCCAGAAGATAATCCAATAAAAAATCTTGATTCTAAAATATGATTTAATGAAACATTTATATCGTTGTTTCCGTGAAATCCTTTTGCGTTTTGTAAATTTAATGTATTCTCATATGAAACATTATAAACATCAAAATTATTATTAACCAATTCATTTATGACTGTTTGCCAACCACCATCATATTCCCATTTTGATATATCCTTTATTGTTTCAGGACCCATCGTTATTTTATTTTTATTTATAATTCTTTGTTTAGGTATAACAGGACATTTACCTGGTTTTGTGTCTTGTGGTAAAAACATTGTGTCTTTTGCGGCATAAAACATCCCACCAAGAGTGTGAGACATATTATCTTTATGATAACCAACATCAATTAATTTATCTACATTAATAGATTTAGATTCATTTGCATTAATGAATTCATACTTTGGGTTTGTTGATTTTAATAAATGAGGAAAGAATGTGGAAACATAAACTTTTTTTGGTTTATGATATTCCATAAACGGATCCATAAGGGATGAAAAACATATTGTATCCCCCAAACAAAAAGAATCAAAATGTAATAAAAGTTCTTTATCTTTAAAATTAGATAAATTAGGATCCCTTTCAGTATATTTTAATAGTTCTGTATTATCGTAATGTCTTTTAACCATTTTTTAATTTAAGAATTTTAGAATAGTAATCAAACCAATATTTTTCTTGCCAAATTGTTCCTTCTTCTAAAAAGACCAATGGTTTGTTTTGCCAAGGTTTTTTTGCGATAAAATGTAATATTTTAATATATTTTGGTAATCCAGAATTTTTAAATATTTCTTTTGAATATGTTTTTAAATAATTGTATTCGATTGAAATTGGGGTGATAATATCACTAAAGTAGTGGTCAATAATATCTTGATCTAAATGTTCTGTAATTCCATAAATGGTTGTTAAATGAATTAAATCATTTGTTATTTTTTCATTTAAAAATTCTTTACTAATTACCATAACTCCAGTGTTATATTGGTCAATATAAAGTTCTCTTACCGCACCAAATGGTTTTTCATAATCAATCAGATAATCTATGTTACCTAACACTACAATGTCACAATCTAAAAAAATAATCTTTTTAAATTCGGTTAATGAAAAAATTTCATATTTTGTATAATCACCAAACATTCTTTGTTGGTCTTTTAATTTTTCTATCTCAGAATATTTTTCAGTATCAAACCTTTTTATATGAATATTGTTGTATATTTTTCTTGAGGTAATTAAATCTTCAGGGTTTAAATCGTTACTAATTATAACAAATGGGATATTTTCATTTACAACTCTTGGGTTATTATCAATTAATGATTTTAACATTACCTCAAACCCAATTAAATAATCTTTATTACAAACACTTACAAACATACCTTAAATATAAAAAATCAAATATAAAAGTGTATTAAATAAAAAACCCCTCTTTGTGGGAGGGGTTAATTATATTTTTAATTTTTTATTATAATGGAATACCTTCGTTTGCAAACCAATCAAACCCATTACTAATAACTCTGGTTATAGTATATAACGGTGTGCTTAATCCTTTAGTAGATGAACCATTAATTGTTGCCCCTCCGGTTGTACCTAAAATTGCGGTATTAGTGGTTGAATATCTAATTAATATAATTTCTTTTCCTAAAACAGGTAACGGTAAATAAATTGTACCACCACCGGTAGATGCGTTAAAGAAAACAATATTATCTGTAGATGTTAATCCTGGATCGGAAAACGCATCAACAGTAATTGAATTTTTACTTAAACTACCTCCTATTGATAAGTTAGGAACATAAACCGTATTATCGGTTGTCCCTGTAATTCCAGAACCCCCAATAATTGCGGACCTATTTCCACTTAATATAGAATTATCAGATAAAATAAAAGAACAATCACCATAAACCGTATTTGTTTTTCCACCTCCAATAAAAGAATAAACTGAAACGGCAGTATTTTGATATCCACCACTTACGGTTGATCCATTACACAATGTTATGTTATTACGACCTCCACCAATTGTTGAGTATAAAGAACTTGCAGTATTACAAATACCTCCACTAATTGTTGAACAGGATGAACTTACTGTGTTATAATACCCGCCACTAATTGTTGAATTATTACCATCTATAATATTAAATTCACCCCCGCCAACAGTTGAGTAATAACCACTTATAGTGTTGTCTGCACCACCGGCAATAGTTGAGTAATTAGATATAGTTGATATGGTATTTTCATAACCACCACTTACTGTTGAGTACTCTGATGAGGCGGTATTACGACATCCACCACCAACAGTCGCATAATCTAAATTACTAGTATTTACCTGGAATGTAACATCATCAGTACCAGTCACACCTCCAAACAAAGAACCATCAAAAAATAATCTATCTCCTCCTTGGTAAAGTTGTCCTCCGTATGGTATCCTTATATTAACTAATAATCCTGTGATGAAACCAAAATCGAACTGTCCACCTGAACCATACAATGAATTGGTTGATGTTGGGTTTATAGAAAGAAACGTTCCGTTTAATGTTCCTCCAGTATATACTGAGTTATAAGTTCTACTTACCGTACCATAAGATCCAGCGTTGTTACATCGTCCACCTGAAATTGTAGAATAATTACCGTAAGTACAGTTTCTCCTACCACCACTTATTGTTGAGTATTGAGAACATCTTGTTATTGTATTACAACATCCACCACCAATTGTAGAACAGTTTCCGTCAATTGTATTACTATAACCACCACTTATTGTACTATGATTTTTTCTAGATGAATTGACACTACCCCCACCAATAGCAACAAAATCACCGTAGTTGTCTGTTGTTATCTCAAGAGTAACATCATCCGATGGGGATGTACCACCAAATTTAGACCCTAAAAAAGTTAATGTATCATTATTTACATAATCACTACCTTTACTTACTAAATAATAACTACTTAAAGTTCCAGGAGACGTAAAATTAAAATTCACTTGACCACCAAATCCAAAACCAGAAAGAGTAGATGATGGTGTAATATCATTAAAGTATCCACTAATTGTATTTGCACTTGACACAACAGGATTATTAAGAATATCAATTCCACCAATAACACCAGTAAAATTACCTTCACCTCCAGTAACCACTGAGTAATCACCAATTACGGTATTTGTATATCCCCCAGATACGGTTGACCCATATCCTGATACAGTATTTCCATAACCTCCCGCGATAACTGAATTATATTTTAATGCGGTGTTAAATGAACCACCACCAATTGTTACACCATCTAAATAGGCTTTATTACAAATACCTCCAGATATTGTGGCGTAAGTTCCGTAGTTTTGATTTCTTGTACCACCAGCAACAACAGAAAAGTTTGATACCGATGTGTTTGAGTTACCTCCACCAACAACAGAAGAACTTCCTAAGTTTGCGTTATTACAACCACCACCAACAATTGAGAAGTCAGCAATAGATGTATTGTTTAAACCACCACCTATAATCCCATAATAAGAATTAACCGTGTTATTTTCACCACCACCAACTACAGTACATTCACAAGAAGAAACATTAAATGTCCCACCCGCAACAACTGATAAAGAATCTGAGGCGGTATTATTTTTTCCACCACCAATAAATGAAAACTCACCATTGGCAACATTTAATGAACCACCAAGAATTCCTGAACAAAACCCTGAAGATGTATTTGAAAACCCTCCGCCAACAACTGAGTTATAACAAGATGATGTGTTATTTTGTCCACCACCAACAAATGAATATTTTCCTGATGATGTATTTTGATAACCACCGGTTACTGTTGCATATTGTTTAGTTGCGGTGTTTTGATTATCACATCTTACTGTTGATGTTAAACCACCAGTAGGATCGTTTATAATAACATATGCCATTTTTATTTTTTTATTAATTTTTTATTTTTAAAAACCCCCAAGTTTCCCTGGGGGTTATTTTGTTAAAGAGATATTTTTAATGTACCACTATCATTCCATACGTATCCGGTTATCCCAGGATCAGTAGTTGGTAAACCAGCCATTCTTACTTCAGTAGTCGGTTGTCCACCTCCACTTACAGTAAAGTTATTAACATATGTGTGATATGGTCTATCAGAAGTTATATTACAACCAACAATATGTGAGTGAATACAAGTCGCTTTGTTTGAACATCCTCCGATAATTGATGTGAAATCTCCTGCCGATGTGTTAAGAGTTCCTCCACCAACAGTAGCGTTTAAACCTACTGATGTGTTAGAGAAACCTCCAGATACGGTACCATTTGTTGATGGTGTACTAACAACGTTAGATCTACCACCACCAATATAACCATACTGACCACAAACTTTATTTCCACAACCACCAAATATACTACCAAAAGATGCTGGAGATAAAATTTGATTTGATTGACCTCCACCTATTGACGAACAATTAGTTAAGGATATGTTAGATTGACCTCCGATAATTGTTGAGTAAGTGTTGTTTGCGGTATTTGACCTACCACCACCAACGATTGAATATAATCCAGACGTTGTGTTTAAGTTACCTGAACCTATAAACGAATTTTGACCAAAAGATCTATTATTCATACCTCCAGCAATGACCGATGAGGACGCAGATGTGGAAATAACATTAGTATATCCTCCTAATATTGAAGATCCGTCCCCACAACTATAATTAAGACACCCAAACGAGTATGAATTAGGTGCGGTTGCAATACTTCCTGTTCCGGTTCTAACCGCTGACTGTATCCCACTTCCTGTAACTATAACACCAGTTAATCCAGTAAATGTAATTCCACCAATAGAAACTGTTCCGTTTTGTCTTTCTAAGTTTAATATACCAGTATTATTATCAAATGTACCACCAGTTACATAATAATCATTATTTAAGAAACCAGTTGCGGTTACAACGTTTCCATTATTTAACGATAAATCTAAAGTTCCGTTAGAATATGTTGCTCCTGTTACAAAATTATTTAATGTTTGGAATCCTAAGACACTAACGTCTGGTTGTCCATTATTTTGAGATAATGTTAATACTCCGGTTGATGCACTATATGTAGCTCCGGTTAAATAAGTATCGGTATCAAATATACCAGATATTGTTACTTGACCGTTTTGTCTATCTAAGGTTATATCTCCAGTATTAGAATCATATGTTCCACCAGTCACATAATAATCTGTGAATCCTGTCACTAAAACAGATGAACCGTCAGTATTTGTTAAAGTTAAATCTCCGTTAGTAAAAGTACCTCCAGTTAAGAAAACATCCGTATAACCTGTTGTAAAGCCTGACACATTAACTGTTTGTCCAGATGTGTTTGTAAATGTTACAACACCTGTACTAGAATTATATGTACCACCAGTTAAACCTAAGTCAGTTGCTAAAATTCCTAAATTTACTGTATAATCATTCCCGTCGTTAACAGATGCCGTTAATGTGAATCCACTAGTATCAAAAGTTAATCCAGTTAAGAAATAATCTGTTGTTGACGAACCAACAACAACATTACCTGAAGCGTCAACCGCCAAGTTTGAAACTGGTGTTGTTAATCCGACCGTTTGAATGTTTAAATATGGTACGTAAACAGTGTCGTTATTTGTTGATATAATATTTTGTCCTCCAACAACCGCACTTCTAGTTCCAACCGCAGTATTTTGAAATCCTCCAAGAATCATTGAATATAATCCAGATGTTGTATTTAATCTACCTCCAGAAATTACTGAACCACAAGCGGTTGGTAATGATGTGTTACATGCTCCACCACCGATTGTTGAATTCCATATTGAGGCAACGTTTCTATATCCACCACCAACTGTTGTTGATACACCACAAGATGTGTTTGTACCACCACCACCGATTGTTGATCCATTACATTGACCTGTCTTATTAAAATAACCACCATTAATTGATGAATGTGATCCAACAGTTGTATTAAACTGTCCTCCACCAACAAAACTTTGGAATCCCCCTGATGTATTATAACAACCACCCCCGATAGAAGATTGTTGTCCAGTAGTTCTATTTGCCCAACCACCAGATATTGATGACATATATCCTTGTGTTTGGTTACTATAACCACCACCAATAAATGAATATTGTCCTTGTGCAAAATTGGACAAACCACCAGCAACGGTATCATTAGTACTGGTAGCAAAATTGGATACACCACCACCAACGGTTGCACCATATTGTGTTGCTCCGTTATTATATCCACCACTTACCGTTGAATATTGTGCGGAAGCGT